CTGGTACAAGTTCGCCTTTGTCATCATATCTTAAATTCATTGTGTTAGTGTTTTTTCTATCAGGTGGTACTCCACCAGCACTACCTCTGTTGCCACCTTTTGCAGTGGCAGTTCTTAAGTTTTTGTATGCTTGTTCACATATACTTGCTGGAATAACATTTTTTCTAAAAAAAAATAAAGGACTACCATCTTCTTTATAGCCATCACAATCATAGTCTATGATTTGATCATAATGGTTATCTTGTATAAAGTAACCCTCGAGTTTTTTTATTTCTTGATCTGTATATTTAGCTTTTGCTATTATTGTATGCATTTTTAACTACTGTATATACCGTATCTGTTAAATTGTCAGTACCTAATTG